CCTCTATCGTGGAGCGGGTGGCCAACCGGGATATCCCTCAGAAGTGGAAAATAGTGACTGTTTGCCCCAAAGAAAGGGAGATGAAGAGACACCCGAGGATGTTTTCCATGATGGTGTTAGAGATGAGACTCTTCTTTGTCCTCACTGAGCATAATATTGCTAAGGGGGTGTTCTCTAGTCTCCCGGAGCAGACCATGACCCTCTCTCGACAAGAACTCCTAGATTTGTTCTTGAACTCCACTCGCCCCACGTCCGGGTCCTGGGTACGGGCGGTGATGGGGATCGACTTCTCCCGGTGGAACCTGTACTGGAGGAAGGCCACGGTACACCCTATTGGGCAGCGAATGGATCAAATTTATGGGAAGCCGGGGGTATTCTCCGTGGTCCACGATTTCTTTGAGCAGAGTTTGTGTATGTTACGGTTACCTGATTATCCCCCTGACCTGGTAGACTCCACCAATCGCCACGACCCGCCTGAGGGGAGAACTCTCTGGTACAACCATCTGGGGGGGTTTGAAGGGATTGCTCAAAAGCTCTGGACCTCATGCACTATAGCCCTCATCCATATGGCCCTCTGGCCTTTTGGACTATCGTATCGGATCATTGGACAGGGTGACAATCAAGTTTGCATCCTGGACTGTTACGTGCCTAGTGACCTCTCCCCGGACCAGGCGAAGGTCTACATCCGGGACCTTGTGGAAAAAGCCGCTCAGTCTATATCAGACACCAGTGCTTTGGTAGGCCAGGTCGTGAAGCCAGAGGAATGTATTTATTCCACTTGTTTCTTAACGTATGGGAAAGAGATGATCTTGAGGGGCGCTTATCTCCCTACCGCCCTCAAATACGTATCCCGGATGTTCCCCTCCACCACCAGCGATGCCCCCAGTTTGTACGAGATGATCTCCAGCATCTCCTCTGGGGCTTCCGGGGCTACCGAGCGAAACGACTGGTCATACCCCACGTACTTCTTAGCCAAGATGATGGAGGGACTCACTCTCTCTCGAGAGGTCAAGCGGTCTCTCCTCCATCAAGAGAAAGTAAAGGACATCATCTTGTCGGTGGTAGGGAAGGTCCCCCCGGAGCATCCCAAGCAAGACTGGATTCGAGACTTGATACGCCTGGCCCTGGCCATTCCCTCCAACCTGGGCGGCTTCCCCATCACCACCCTTCCGGAATTGCTCTATAGGGGACATTCCGACCCTCTCACCTCCTCTTTACTGCACCTCTGCTTCCTCCAGTCTATTCCCTTGGTGGCTCAATACAAGCAGGTTTTATGGAAGGGTTGGGTATTGGATCCCCGTCCTGACCCCTCCGGGCTGGTGCAGGACCCCTACTCTATCCCTCTCCGCTCCATGCCGGTCCCTTCAAGCCAGGTCTCATCCACCATTGCAGAGATCCTCC